TGTGCCAACAAATAAAATCGATCAGCGCCATAAACGGTGACACTATCTAGTTCTCCTAAGCCAAAATTGTAATCATAATTAATAACATATCCAGAAAAAAGCAGTTCAGGGGTGTTTGTGGAATCGTAACGAATCAGTTTCATTTCACGCATTGGCGCTAACCCAGGTTGTGAATCAGGTGTGTTGTAGTACGGACTGTTTTCGTCAAATGGATTGAAGATTCCGTCCACATCCGTGATATTAAAAGTAATTGTGCCAGCACTGAATTGATCCCCAATGTCGCGGCGTCCGCGCTTTACTGCAATGTTTGTTGTTGATTCTAAAACTGACGCAAATTCTGTCGTGCCATTTAAAACAAAATCAGGTGAATCAAGTACACCGCGCAAAGGGTCATCTAGGGTAAACGCGTCAACTAGAAAACCTGTGGCAATTTGCAGGTCATAGTTGCCTGAATCTAAAACCGCGTAACCGCTCATGCAATGTTCAGATTCAACGGCCCTGCCGAACGCTGATAGGCGCGCAAAGCATTAAGAATTGATTGCCCAATTTCGGCTGATGTTGCCATGCCGCCGTTTACATTAATGTTGATGTCTCCGCCGCCACCCACGCCACCCATTTTGGATAATGGCACTACGGCTTCGGGGCCTGCCTCACCGATCAACGCCAGGGTTGGACGGTTCACAATGCCGCCTTCGGCCATTTGTGGAATTCCACCGCTGACAGTTGCCACAATTTTGTTGACTCGCTCCGTGATGACCACATCAATGTTGACTTTTCGTTTCATCTTGGAAGCAATTTCATCCATTTTTTTCATTAGTTTTGGTGTCATCAAATCAAGTTCTGCAACCAAACCGTCAACCATCTTTTGCGCTGAATCAACACCGCTTTGATACCACCTAGTAGCCGCGTCTAATCCAACCTTGTCAGCGGCGGCTTGCGCTGATTCCACCAAAGCGTTTGTTTCGTCAATTGCCGCCTGGCCACCTTTGACTAGTTCGGATGCAATCTTTGATCCTGCTTCACTGCCAGCATCTAAAACAAATTGCAACGCATCCTGGGATAAACCACTGGCAAGGGCCGTTTGAAGATTTGCTGAATAGTCCTGGATGCCTTTGACTTGCTTTCGTAGGTTGTCTAAAAATCCTTTGAAACCAAATTCACCATCTTCTAAAGCTTTGCTGAAATCCAGCGCGCCCATTACCGCATCGGAAACGCTTGTTGCAAAGTCTGCAAATTCGGCTTTTGCGTCAGCCAGTTTTTCTTTGGCTGTGTCTACCGCTTCGGAAAGTTTGTCTTTCAATGCGCCAGCAAATGATTCAACTTCTTTTGTTACCCCCCCAAAAGTTTCTTCTTCTTCTTTTAATTTGTTTTTTAATTCGTCTGAAGCATCTGCCATTCGTATTGTTTGTGCTGTTCCATAATTTAATTTTTGACTATATGGATCTAAGTCTTTTTCTGTTTTGTTTAACTGATTGCCAATAAAAGTTATTGCTTTGTAAAATTGATAAAGCGGATTAATAGAATTAGTAATTTTATTTACAAAATCGCTTATCTTTTGGGTAGCCGTTTTTGCTGGTTCTGGAATATCGTCCAAAGCGCCTTTTATGTCAATCAGTGCATTAACAAAATCGGTTGTAACTGGAAGTAATTTTTGTCCTAATTCAATTTGTAAATTTTTAAATAGCGCGGTAAGTGTGCGTTGACTGTTTGCGAGTCCGTCAGCGGTACGGGCAAAGTCTCCTTGTGCGTCACTGGACTGTTTGTAAATCGCGGATTGTGCTGCCAAAATCTTTTGTTGCGATGTAAGCGCTTTGTTGCCTTTGTAAATGCCAAGTGTTGTTGCTTCGGCTTTTAGGGTTGCGTCATCAAGTAAAATTCCGTAGCGGCGCAATGGTTCAGATTCGCCGCGCAAAGCCGCCCCAATGGCCATGACGGCTTCCTCGGGGGTGCTGTTGTTAAATGATGCTAGGTCGGTTGCCAGGGTCACGAAATCAGTTGTAAAGAGCCCTAGGTCTTCGCCTGCTAAGCCTGCCGCTTTGCCGAAAGTACCGAACACGCCAGCGGCGTTTAGCACATCTTGTTTGGATTGCCCCAAAGATACGGCGGCGGTGCTGGCAAAATCCTTAACGCTCTTTGATGCTTGCCCAAAGATCACATCAACTTTTGCGGCTGATTCTTCAAAGTCTGATGCGGCTTTAATGGCTGGGGCAATAACGGAAGTAAACGTGCCAATGGCGGCGGCGGCTGGAAGAATTGCTTTTTGCAATAGGAACATGCTTTTGGAGCCTGCGCCTTCTAGGGTCGCAAATTCTGCCTTGGCCGCGGCGATTCCTTTCGGGTTAAATTCCGAAATTATTGGGATTCTAATTGCCATCAGTTATCAATTTTCTGTTCGTGTCTTCCATTACATCGTTTACCAAGTCAAGCACAGCCAATTGAATTAGCCTGGCATTGCCTTCGTAGGCTGGCCACATAACGCGCGATGCGTTGCCTGCACCACTATTAATTAGGTTTTGAACAAATGTTGATTCTTTATTTGTCCGCCCTGCCATGTCATAGATTGATCCCCAACCTGTTTTTTGCACAATAAAAAACGCGCCCACATCATCGCTTTTGCCTTTGCGTGTGTCAATCTTTGCAACAACACCCTTGGCAACTAAACCGCCATCCCAACCGCCTAAGCGTGTGTGCGGCCTTGCCATACCTGAAAGTGGGGCGCTCTTAGGAAAAGCAACTTTGGCTTGCTGGATCACTGGCTTCACAATATCTTTGTAACGCTTGGTGTATTCGCGGCGCAATTTAGGATTCAGTTTGTTCAGTTCTTTTAGGGCGGCCTTTACGCCATAAACCTTGATAGATGCTGTGGTCATCTTTGCCGCCTTTCTTTCCCTTGCTCATTAAGCACGCTAATGACTGTGGAAAGATCGCGTGTGTCAAACTCTATGTGCGGTGGCCACCACCCTACTGAAACCAGCAATTCCGCTAGTTGTTTTCGGTAAGTTCCCCGCCCGTAAGGTTTGGGTTTGTCATGTCCACCGTTTCAATTTCCATATCAGGATTTGCTTCAAGCCACAATTTTGGTGTTGCTTCCATTTTGTAGTTTGATCGCTTCAACATAAAATGCGCCCAAAAAACCATGTCCATGATTCCGATTCCTCGGCCGTCTGAAACTTTGCGATTTTCTGCCTTTTCCCATTCAGCAATGCACAACAAATTGGTTGTGATTGTGACAGGTTCATCACCTGGCGATGGCGTTATTTTTAATTTTAGTTTCACTTAGGTTCTCCTTGTGTCGGGCCAAGTGATGGCCGTGATCAACTTACGCTTAGCGCTCCACCCGTGAAAGTCAAATCTACGGTTGACAACTCACCAAGCGCGCCATTAATAACTGGCATTGACTCCAGGTAACAATTTGCCAAAGTAAATACCTTCGTCACAGCGCCTTCAATGACAGTTGCAACAACTGTTGTTTGTGTGCCAACGATTGATGCCAAAGTTTGGTAAGTCTCACTTGCGGCATACGATTGGAAAAGTGTCATTGTGCATTCGTTGTTGTACAAACCGCCCGTGAATGTGCGGCCTGTATCCGCCAGCGTAGTTTTATCCAGACTCTCCCTAAGTTGCGTGAACACAATGCCTGTGCATTGATCCACCAACGAAACCGCATTCACGGTAAGCGCTGATAAATTTGAAAGATAAGTACTTGTGGCCATGTTGTTACTCCTTAGTTGTTTTCTTGATAGTAGATGATTTTTTTGGTGTTTCGGTGGATTCGGATTCTTCAGCAATAAAGCCGCCATCAATCAATGCCTGAACATTGATCCCAGGGGTTGGCTCAAAATATGCGCCAACAGTTCCAACTTTGTTTGACAGGATTCTTAGTTTCATAATGAACTTGCCTCCATATTTACAATAACTTCATAGCAGGGGTACAGCGCGCCACCTATCTCTATAGAGGTCGGGCGGCCTTCTGTGATTGCGACATTTGCACCCAATAATTGGGCGGTCATGTTTAAAAGTTTTCTTTGTGCATCAAGATTGAACGGCCCTGGAACTATTAGCTGGATGGGAAATGTCAATTGAATGCGCTTGTTTTTCATCAACGGTGTGGTAAAGGTGGGGGCGTTTATGAATGCGCAAGCCGCCTGGATGTTTCTTGGATCGGTCACAATTGGAATGGCTGGCGTGATTGTGTTCAGCGTCGTTGCAAGATCGTCTAAGGCTTTGTTAAGTAAGTCTGTGTAGGCGGTTGGCATTTAAGCAACCTGAGGGCGCGAGATGCCTAGTAACTGTTGCACGATGGCCGACAATGCCATTGGTGGGGCGCTTCCCATTTCGTTAAATGATGCAAAAGTATCTACAGAACCGCGCTGGCGGTAAAGCGCGCCGCCGTACATCACAGTTCCAAGTTTGACATCTTGTGATGGCACTGTTCCCAATGCGTCAAAATAGCCGCTTTCCTGTCTGCGCCTAAATGCAAACTGATTGCTGGCGGCCGCACAAATCGTTAAGAAAGTTTGATCTGCCGCGGTTGCCGTGGATAAATACAACCAATCTGCAATGTCATTAGCGGTGATCCAGGTGCAAACTGGCGCGTAAGTAATTGTTCCAACAGTGGTAAATGTGTAGAGAACATCCGCGCCAGTACAAGCAAACAAAACTTGATTCTGCCTTTGCACAAATTCATTGAACATTGGAAACCCAGTTTGGGCATCAATGCCAATGAATTCATGCTCGGGCAAATCCAGCACCGTAAAAGTACCGTTGAAGGGAGAACCTAAACTTGCAACTGTTATTGATTGCCCTACTGCAATTTCATT